CCCTTCTCTCTAGGTAATTGGTTGCTGCGTTTGATGTTGCCATCGTTCTTACTCCTGTTTAAGTGCGTGGCCTATCAGGTAGACCTCTCCTGTAGGCATCACTATTCTCTCTAGCTTCAGCCAAATCCTTCAAGCGTTGTATTTCCTGTATGAACCTTTGCTCATATAACTGCATCATATCTGCTTCGCCTTTCATGTAAGTATACGCTTCTACAAGCGAACCGTAAAGAAGGGCGTTAGGAGCATTGGTACTGAGCCAGCTAGTGCCTGTGCCTGCACCAGCCGTTATACTTGTCGGCTTGTAGTAATAATGAAGCTCGACATCGTATGCTATATTAGGCGTTGGGCTTAAAATAAAGTTATCTACGTCAAAAACGCCGTAATACTTTGGTACGGCTGTGGCACTTAATGTGTTGTAATATTCTTGCAAAAAGTTAACGTCTTTTAATTCTAAAAAATTCTTGTAATTAGCTGTAGTTATCTGCAAGGAAAACGGCGCTAAATAATCGTTAGGCACGTTTAAATACGGGTCATTAATTGTAAGCTGAGATGTAGCATTTTTACGGAATAGCTCAAGATCGACAACTGTTAAAATACGGTCTTCTGCGCTTCTAATAAACACAGGCAAACTGTTTACAAAAGAAGTCTCTTCATTCTCTGTAAAGTTTTTAATTGCGTCTTGTAGCTCTGTGTATGTAAATGACATGTCACTTGCTCACTATACTATTGTTATATTCCCAACCATACTACTATGATTAGTGCATTGATATACCAAAGATGTATCGCTTGGCTCATGCGGAACGATAAACTGTGTTAACCCGGTTGTAGAATTGTAATTATCTGTCACCCCTGTTGTAAAAGCAGAACCGCCATTGGATGTTCTGATCTGCAAAGGATGGCTACCCACATTAGCTGAGTTGTCAATTAAGTATGTATGCCCCTTGTAGAAGGTAAAGTTAGGGTTATCTCCTGAAGTTGCCCCGGGACCAGTAAATGTATACGCAGAAGAACCGTTCACACCAGTGGTGTATTTGGTTATAGGACCGCTTGCTTCATCATTTAACCGTACCCAAGCTCCGCCGTGAGCAAAGTACATTGCCCCAGTCGCATGAACATGAGCAATCGCCCCGTGATACGTTGATGCACTGGGTAGATCACTCAAAGCTGCATAATAGAAAACGATTTTGTTTGCGCCTTGACTAATGTCAAGAACACCGTTTGTGTCAATAATATCTGTGAGCGTGGTTCCATTACCTAACGCACTGTAGATCTCATCGAAGTTATCGTTTATCTTGTCCGCGCCTGCGCGAAGGGTATCACCCGTTCCATCATTAGCTGATGTTCCAATTCCTACTGCTTGTTTTGCCATTTAAGCCTCGTCAAAAGTCTCGCTTGCCGAATCGAATGTAACACTTATCGAATCAAACGTCGATGATGTTGTTGCCACACCAGCGGCAGCGGTTGCAACTCCGCCCCCGCCTCTTGTGCCGCCAATGGTTGCTGTTTCGCCAATAACTGTAATTGTATACGAATTGGCATCAACAACGGTGATTGTGTACCCCGCAGCTTTGTTCAAGACGGTTGTGGAAAAACCGTCAAATGCTTGTGTTTTACGGAAAATAACAACATTAGCTGTGCTGCGTCCATGAGATGGTTCAAACACAGTAATCACAGAAGAACCCGCACTCCCTGACTGAAAGGGGTTCATCACTAAAAGAACCTGACCAGCTACCTCGGTGGCTGTGTCCGGTCTAGGTTGTAAAAGAGCCTGTGGGTCCGGCCCTATTCTGCGTGGGTTTAGTTGTGGGTGTTTCTCTTCATACTCATCTGGTCCAACTTTAAGACCATTCCACTCAACCAACATCTCCGCAAGACGATACCGAAACCCGGAACGATCCGAAAGACCCCAAGCCCTTTTACCAGATGCATGTCTTGCCATTAATTAACCCGAAGATATTGAATACTTGGCTGAAGCTTCAGCGGCACCCTGTCCTCGTCCTCATCTGCTGCACGTTGGAATTCTTCCTCATACACAGCTTTTAAAAGTTGAATTCTATCCGGGGCTTTCTTCATCGCGACGTAATAAGCTAGACCCGCAACCATACAGGGATAGAACCGAAACGGTGCATCTGCCGTATTAACTAGAGTGTCTGCGTCATCCATCCGCTGCACAAAATAGTAAATTAAAGTATCTGTGGAATTGTCCGGGGTAGGCCACAGCGTCACCTGCGGCAGCGTTTGACGATTATAAAAATACTGACTCGGACGGCCTTCTGTTGTTTTTGCAGGGAGCGTTAAGTAATCACCCCTAGACATCCGCGATAGCTCAAAGTCTGTGCCACTGCGACGTATTACTACTTCCAACAAGTCCGTATAGTCTGATGTAAAGGTGTATGTAGCTGTGCCTGATGTCAAAGCCTGTGTGCCCTGCTTAACTGTCCACAAGTTTAAACCCCTGTTAGCCCAGTCAGCAAACATTAAGTTAAGAGACCGCCTTGCTGTTTTAAAGTCATAACCAGTACGAGCCTCTAACCCACACCGCTCATACGCCTCTTCAATAATTTCAGCGACGTTTAGCTCGAAGTTTCTGGATCCTGAAAGAGCCATTATTTTTTCCTTCTTAAAGATTTTACTCTGCGTGGCTTACCCGCTGGCTGTCCTAGTCTTTTCTTTTGTGATATTCTACTACGTTTTTCTGCCGCTGTCATTTCTTTGGATGTTTTAGGGGTCTTAGAAGACACACGCTTAGAGGGGCGGCAATATGGAGTACCCCGTTTTTCACCCTTGCCACGCCCACACGCTTTGCCCGTGCGAACATCTTTCCATTCTTCTTTGAACCACCGCTTGAGAGCCGCTCCCTTTTTAGTCTTTCGTACTGCCATATCTCATCCATACTTACTGAATAACTGCAAACAAATAAACGAACAAACCGATAGAAATAACTATGATAGTAGCAACAAGAACAATTTGCTTCATCATTTCTTCAAATTCTCTGGACGCTTGTAGCTTTCGCCTACGCTCTGCCGCAGCAGCCTCTTTTGCCTCTTGTATCCTTTTTTGTCTTTCTTCTAAAATATTCTTCCATGTGTTCGGGCCAAAACGCATATTCACCATAGTAGCTACTTCTTGTAGCTTTTCTGCTGCTAACTTAGCATCGATCATCTCACGAGCAACGGACTCTACACCAAACTGATCTGTCAGCCCAACGCCAGACTTTTTATTCCTAGCCTCGTTTACCTGCTTTTGACCTGTAAACAAAGCATCTATCTGACCTGCAATGTCTCCTATATCATTAGCTGTGCCAATGGCACTTTTAATACCGTCAACGGCGCTCTTAACTAAAGCTATTCCAGCCAAGGCCGTTGATATTGGTTCCATAACTATCTCTCTGATTAATCACGGTCGTAGAATTACAGGGCCGCTATCAATATATCTTGGTTGTTCGGTATTTAAATGTTCCCCCTTTTGCTTTTTTCTTGCTGTTTCCCCAATTGGCTGCGCCGACTTTACGACATTTGGCGATTGCCCCGCTTGCATACGCTGACGGGAAGACTTTATAACGGCGCTTAACCTTGCTGTAACATGCATCTTTAGCCATTCCTTTTTTTCCTTCTCGCACGTTTAGTTACTTTTCTTCTGTCACTTAAAACAGCGCCGCACCCCCTAGCAACTCTGGAATTACTGGATGGTCTTTTTCGTCTTTGCGGTGGCTTTGATATTTGCTTCGCCATTGATCCACGCGAGATTGCCATTTTTCTTCTCCAAGAAATCATCCCACAAAACGCTTAACATCTTGTGGTTTTCCGTGACCTTCATATTAACCACTGCGACTTCGGTTTTTAAGTCTGTGACAGACATACCAATCCACCCACAGAAACCCAACAGGGCCACAATAAATATCTTATTGTCCATTAGCACTTCCACCTCCGCCGTGCAGCGCAGATACGTTTCTTAGGCGTTTTGCTACAATTGATGTTATGCATCTTCATCTGCCCTTTTGAGCGGCTACAGTATGAAGAACGACGTTTAGCAGATGCTGACCCCTTCTTTACTTTACCAGTAACAGCGGTCTTCAACTTTGACCCGGGGTTGGCGCGGCGGTACGCCGCCACACCAGCCTTGGTCATTCCCGCTCCAGATTTTGTAGAGCGGAAATTTTTCTTGTTACGACTTGGCATTTTGGCTGGTTTTCTAGCCATTAGCCAAAGAATCCAGTAAGCGAATCTACGTTGGTAAGTGTCACATGACACTCGTCATCAAAGATCATACCGTGGTCAGGTATGGTGATCTGATTGTCGTCGGATGTGTGAAACACCATCGACAATAGAGTTGCACCGGCACTGCCGTTTTTAAACACCACCGCAGGTGAACCGCTAGAAGCTGTCTTTACATAGAAAGCTTTTAAACGAGTTCTACCACCCAGCACTGTTCCGGTAGCTGTAACTGTTTTTGCTGTGATAGAAGCAGCCATTCCGCCCTCCTATTAAGCAAGGTTGTTGTTCTGCTGATACAGGATTGTAAAGCGAACAAGACCCGCGTTTGTTGCAGCAGAAGCTGTCACAGTCAAACGAATGTCTGCTGTACCAGTGTCCTGCCAAGCTAATGCAGCGCCAGCCTGAGTTGTTGGGTACTTACGTCCAGCAGATGTCCCACTTGCAAAAGTGTTCAGGATTGTAGCTGCGCCACCCACAGTGTCACCGACACTAAGGTTAGTTGTGCCACTTGCTGCGGTGATAACGTCAATCACGCAGTCAATGATCTGAGAGTTTGCAGGGATAACAACATCAGTGACTTGAGCAGCTAGAGCGCCGCCCGATAAGTCTGCTGAAAATGTCTGAGCCATAACAACTTGACCGACGTTAGCAATGTTTGAGCCGAGAGTCGTGCCTGTTGTGTTCTTGATAGTTCCGGCCTTAATAGGACCAGAGAAAGTAGTGGTAGCCATTTAAGTCTCCTGTCGTGGCTAGTGTCAACCGCCCAATGCAGTTGTCAGGAATGCATCATTGTACAACAAAAAAGGGCAGCATGGAAGCTGCCCTTTAATATCATTTTGCCTACACTTATGCGCCCGGTGAACCGAACACTGCGCGAGGATCTGAGAAGCCGAAGCTGTAACGCTCACGAGCTTTGTACCGCATGTTGCCAGTGTCGAAGTCTGGGTCCATTGCAGTTGACAGAGCCATACGCTCAAAGTGCTTGAAGCCGTTTGGCGCATCAGTCTTAATGAAGAATGCGTCCGTATCAGTTAGGAAGTCGTTGACTACATAACCGTCTGGAAGCATGCCCATTGAGCGCAATGCGTTTGTGTCGTTGTCTGCTGTACCCACCCGAAGGTTTGATACCATAAGACGCTCGGCAACAAACTGAAGCTGGCGAGGAACGATAAGCTTCATGCCTTTAAGGGCAATAATCAAACCGCGCTCGTCAGTGAAACCAGCGATGGTGATAAGAGAGTCTTCAAGAGAAGTCTCATTCAGATCAGCAGCAGTTGCTGGCTCATTGGCGAATGTGCCACCATTTGTAAGCGGGTGGTTAGTGGCGCAGAGAGCAACACCGTCACCACCAGCAAATGCGCCAGCGGAGAAAGCGTTGTTAAGAACTGCGGCAGCTTTAACCTGCTTTGTGTGCGCCATTGAACGAGCAAGGGCACGAGTGTACCGAGAAGCAAGACGATCGTAAAGATTGTCCTCAACTGCTTCTTCAGTGATTGAGAAGGCCATTGCCACTGTCTCGTGGTTGTAACGAGCAGTGTAAGCTTCGTTGGCATCGTCAAAAGTGACACCTGTGCCTTCACCCTTAACAGGTGCTGCACCGAAACCTGACAGCATAACCTCTTCCTCGAATGCCCGGTCTGATGACTCGGTATCAAAGATTTCAGCATGCTGACCTTCGTATCGGGTGTATTCCATTCCAAAGAGAGCGTTTAGACCGGGCTCTAGTTCTTTGGCAAGTTGTGCGCGAGAAATAGCCATTATCTAACTCCCTATGAAATTGCCGCTTCAGAATCGGCCTGAAGCAATGCATGGTTGTTGATCATCACAATCATAGGAATACCTGCGGCTGCAAAGTCCTCGTTGTCTACATCATCTAAGATACCCACAATCTTCAATGGAAGAGATAGGTTAGATGAATCGAGAGTTGCTACATCCATTTTTGCAGATGAGATTCCTGTGGTTGTACTTCCGCTTGCGCCGCTATCTAACATTGTGTTTTCAAAGATAGCTGCTTTCGCAGTTGCTTCATCTGTAATTGTCGCATCTGTAGCGATAATGAAGCGCTGAAGTGGGTTATCATACACAAATCCTGTGATCGGGAAATTTGTGTCTGCACTTCCTGAACCGGCCCATGTGTTCGAGAACACTTTCTTTCCGGTAGTGGCTGAAACATACTCACATCCTTGGAACACGCCAACATACGCCACGGTATCTCCTGTAGCAGAGCCAACAACGATTGAACCACCGTTGTCACACTTTACTGGAGTACCTTGGAATATTGCTGCTGCGGAACTGCCGATGGGGTATGCATTTACACCGCCAGTAGCTGGAGTGCTACCCGCAGTGTTTATCGGCTT